CTAAAATCTATGCTCTTTAGAATTAGCCATTTTGATAATCATTTCTTGTATCATTTGCTCTCTTGTTGTTTTTGGTTGTTTAGCCATAAGAGGGTTATTTTGTCTATTGGTAGGGATTTTTTTTTCACCAGATAAGTATTGATAAAAGTGACGAACGATGGTTTGTGCTTTTTGAGTTAGTCTATATATCTGACGACTTCTTGCTGTATCTGGTCTAAAGACTTCTACCATTTCCTTTTTGATAAGTGTATCGATTCTACGATAACTAAATGTAAGAGGATATTCTTTAAAATCATACCATGAGAACAATTTTTTTGGGTACAAAAAGAAAAGTATTTCTAGTAGTCGATTATCAATATTGTGCTTATGCTGCATATACATTCTTACTATTAAATAATATTCTAAGAAATTATAATTTTCTGATATTCTAATGATTTTCCGATTATACTTCTTACAAGAATTATCGTTTTCCACTCTTATATTTTCAGTTAATAGTGCTTTCCTTGTTTTAACAGTTACAGCATTAGAGCTATGTATTTTCTCTATGTTTCTAGGGTTCTTCTTGTTTTTCATGGCTCAAATATAGTATTTGTTTTTAATAGATAAAAACTATAGATTTGTAATTATAAATAGCAAAAAACTATTAATGAACTCAATCATTGTTTTTTTTACTCGGTTTAATCTAAAAAAAGCATTCCTCCTTTTTATTTCTCCATTATTGGTAATATGTCGTGATTATGAAACAATGATTTTTGGCTTAATATCTATTATGATAATCAATCTCCGTACTGGTATTAAAGTGTATTGTAAAGAAAATTATTGCAAAATTTCGATTTTAAAACCTAAAACTTGGGAACATCTAAAAAGCATAGGGCTACGTAAAACAATGTCTAAACTGAAAGATTATATTCTTGTTATTATAGCCTTCTTTTTCTTTGAGAACTATCTTCTTAAATCCCCTCTTGATATTTTTAGATATAATGGTACTGAGCTAATTATAGTAACATTAGGATTGATTGAGGTTTGGAGTATTGGGGAAAACTTCAAAAAATTACGAGGGTATAACATTTTTGAATATATCAAAAATCTAATTATAAAACGTGATGTGCAAACTGTCATAAAAGATATAACTGATGAAACGGATGAATAAATATAATTTTGTAAATGAAATTGATAGACAATTATTCTATCAATCGTATCGAACTTATTTCGGGAAGATTAGAATGAATAAAACTGTTTATACGATTAATGCTATTTTAGAGAGGTCAGAATATTTTCATATTGCAATACCTAAACTCGCTTATATTTTTGCAACTGCATTACATGAAGCTCGACACGCAAAATACAAATATGATTTCTATCCTATAGTAGAACGTGGTGGATGGAATTATATCGTAAACCAGTATTGGCATAATAGTAAAGTACGCAGATGGCTAGGCAATGATACTATTAATGAAGCATACTTGTATAGAGGTCGAGGGCTTGTGCAATTGACTGGGGAAACAAATTATGGACGGTTTAATTTACAAGATACTCCAGAAAAAGCACTAGAAAGTAAAACAGCTGTGCGGATTCTTTTTATAGGTATGCAAAGAGGTATGTTTACAGGAAAAGCATTACATCATTACCTCAATCCCAATACAAAAGATTATTACAATGCTAGACGAATTATCAATGGAACTGATAAAGCTACTCGCATAGCTAAAAATGCCGAATTATTTGAAACGATACTAACCGAATCTAACATCGTAAAATGAGAGTTGAAGATTATAAAAAAGATCACATAATAACTGATAAGGATGAGTTTTTTGGTAGTGATGGAGATAATAAAAAGAAAACAGTAAATTTTTCTGCTACTGCGATTGCAAAGTATGTTAAAGAAAAAATTGGATTAAATCAAAATAATAAAGTAAAAGTGGTTATTCTATCTGAATCAGAATTATCATCTAATTCTCCAGAAGGGTTATCCAAATGGATTAATACACGATCTGAGTCATTGATTGTAAAAGAAGATGAGTTGGTGTTTTTTGAAATTGAAGGAGTAAGGAAACTATCTCAAAATTTTCTAGCATTATTTATCAATACGACTGCTGATATTGAAGCTACAACATTATATTTTGAGGGGGATGGAAAATTTCCTACTCAGGGTGATTATGTTTTTTATGATAGTATAGGTAAAGATGCTACTATTGATTTTCGAGGTTATTTTTATTACAATCCATCTACTAAGATTGGATTTATTACTGATAATAAAGGTCGTGTTCAATTCCCTAGGTAAAAATATTATACAAAAATTAATGAAAAAGATTTTTATATTTAAAACTGGCAAAGGTATATATGGTAAAGATCAAAAAAAGACAATACCAGATGATTTTTATGAAATACCTATCTCAGAGGTGGTTAAATTTCCTGAATACTCATTACGTTTTTTAAGAAATAGTTTATCATTATTACGTAATGGTAAAGTTATTTCTTCTGAAGATTTATCGGTACTCTTAGATGATAGTAATCTTGCTAGACTTGTATCGGGGATATTAGACAAAAAGGGGATTGCTACTTTTAAAAGAAATGACAATACTACTTTTACCGTAGATTTTAGTAGTTTGATTATTGCTAATTCTTCTACAGGTCTTGAAGCTATAGACGAAGGAAAGGGTATTGGTTATCGCTTAAAGGGAAGAAATTCTAATTTTCATGGAGATATTGGTGAAAAAGGAATTGATATGTCTTTTGGGAATTCACAAGCTTTATACGCAGGTGCATTTGGTAAATACTCAATGGCAATAGGTCAAAGACCTTGGGCACAAGGAAACGGATCTTTTGCTTTTGGAGGTAGTTCTACGAAACCTATATGGGCAAAAGGTATTTCTTCTTTTGCTTTTGGAAATCATGAAGGAGTAACAGGGAATGTGTATGCAGAAGGTAATTATTCTTTTGTTTTTGGAACATCTGGGAATACAAGCAATAGCAATCATATTGCCGTAGGTGATCACTCTTTTGCTTTTGGTAATTCTAATAAAGCAAAAGGAAGTTATTCTATGGCATTTGGACATAATGTTAACGCAAACTCTCTACATGAAATTAACATAGGCTCATATGGAAGTTCCGTAAAAGGAAACCCTACTAAATGGATAGCGACTGATAGAATTTTTAATATTGCAAATGGAGAAGGTACTAAGGGGAGTTTAAGAAGTGATGCGTTTACCATTTTAAAAAATGGTACAATTATCGCCCCTTCTTTAGATATTAATAAAATCAATCTTGCAGGAAAGAAAGCATTAGCGAATAAGGAATTTGTCGAGTCTTTAATAAAAAATGAAGTTAATCAAAATTTGGATTATTCGGGTTCAACAGGAATGATTTCTATTTCAGATGGAAATACGGTTACATTGCATGATGGCGATGTTCCTTGGATAACATCAAACACTCTTAATGAAAATTATACTGGTATAGTACAGTATAACAGAAAACGAGGAATAGTTACTCTTAAAGGAGGATTTACAAGATTAACCCCTTTAAAAACTATTGATGATACAAATATCTATACTTTACCTGATGGGTTTAGACCTACTGGACAAGTAAGATATGCATTAGCTTATCCAATAGGAGGTGCTACGGGTTCTCCTACAGACCCATCAAGAGCTACTATTTGGATTCAACCAGATGGGAAAATAAGAATTATTAATATAGACGATCTAAATAAAGGCTATGTTTTTGATCTGGTAATTATCCCATAATCTATTAATTTAAAGAAGACACCTAATCCATACTATCATTATCTAAGTAATAATGATACAGTATGATTTAATCTTTTTGATTTTAAGATAGCGAACACATATAGGATTTAAAGTTGAATTTAATTTTTACAAAACAAAATGCGGGGAATACATGAATTTATAATTGAGGTAAAAGAGCCACTAGTACACAAACAAAAACTAGGTAATACAGAAATTTATATTGATCCGTTTTTTGACCAAACTAGGCATACGAACAGAATTGGTAAAGTAATATCGTCTCCTATAGCTTTAGATACAGATATTGATGTTGGTGATGAGGTTTTAATAGTACACACTGTATTGATGTCTCAAATATATAGAGGACAACGTGCGGATAGTATTTATTTACTTGATAAGGAACGAGGTTATTATAGATTAGAAAATAGTCTAATTATCATGTATAGAAAAAACCATAAATCCATATGGAAATGTAATGATATCAATGTGATGGTAACGCCAATAAAAGCTAAAAAATCCGATTATAAAATAGGAGACTTAATATTACCTGACAACTTTTATAATACAAAAATAGAATGTAATACTCATGGCTATTTAAAACAATATGGAATAGTTACTTTTTTAAACAAAGATATTGAAAAACAAGGTGTTAATATTGGGGATACTATCTTTTTTACTGCTTATAGTGATTACGAGTTTAGAGTTGATGGACAGATCTTGTATTGTATGGATAATCGGGATATTCTGGCGGTAATACAATAGATTTGGCAAGCGAAAAATCAATCTCATATTATAAAGATACCTTACCTGAGTTAGTGGAACAACTCAAAGATATGGTAGAAAATAATTTGGAAATTGTAGGTAGAAATATTGATCCATTACTTAGTGATAGTAAGATTAAAAGCGCACTAGAAAGTAGACGTATTGCTACGGAAGATGTTATCTGGGCTTGTAAGGAAGTTGATAGAATGGAGTTTGAACTAAATGATATTGATGAACAAGAACAAAATAAGTATTTAGAACAATCTTATTATAGAAGGATTATCCCCCGATTGATAAAGGAAATCAAAGGAATGGTAGAAAACAATCTAGGGATAGTTGGTAAGGAAATTATAGGGCTTACGGATGATAAATTAAAGTTAGCCTTATCATCTAGAAAAATGGCTGCGGAGGACGCTGTATGGGCATCTAAACAAGTGGACACTTTAGAAAAAGACTTGACAGGGAAAAACAAGGCAGACGAAGCGGAGCAAAAGGTTCAGAATTGGACTAAACGCAAAGCAAGTAAAAAGTGATTCATTATTTAGGAAATATAGTTGAGGACATAGTTCCTAAACGAATAATAAAAAAGCGTAATAAAGTATGCTCATGGTCGTATGGATATAATTCAGAATACGACCTTGTGATAATTAGTAAAGATGGTACATTAGGTACAATTGTAAATATTGAGGGAGTCACTATTGGTCTTCCTACTGTTCCTGATGATGAAACGGAAATTCTTAATTATGATGTTCCTAAATATAATCAAAAATGGAAACGTAATACACTCCCCGAAGGTCTTAACGAAGAAACTCAATATGATAAAAGGTTTGTGAATTTTATTGAAAAAGAATGGGAAAGACGTGAAAAAGGTGTCTTTGTTTATCTTAATGGAGAAATAGTTTACCTCACAGGGACATCATATTTTATATATAATTGGGTTGTTTTGGATGAAGGGTATCCTAAATTTAGAGTTATTCAGAATGAACTTCTAATATATTGGGAAGCCTGTAAAGCTGATGAACGTTGTTATGGTATTTGTTACGTGAAAAATAGACGTTTCGGATGGTCTTCTCTTTGTTTTGGTGAACAAATAGAAAGTGGTACACGAACAGAAAATAGCCTTTGTGGGATTATATCTAAAACTGGAGAAGATGCTAAATCTATGTTTAATAGACTTGTTAGAGCGTTTAAGAAACTTCCTCCTTTTTTTACTCCTATTTGGGATGGTACGACAACGCCAAAAAGGGAGTTAGTTCTATCTGAACCTACCCGAAAGAAATCAGCAAATAAAACCCCTTCAGAAAACAATGGATTAGATACTTTAATAAAATGGTATTCTACTGTACTTAATGCTATGGATGGGGAGCGTGTATTCCGTAGCGCACTTGATGAGGTTGGAAAATTCCCTAAAGAAACTCCATTTGATAAGTATTGGTCAATTGTCAAAACGTCACACAGGATCGGAGCACGAATAATTGGCAAAACAATGTGTGGTAGCACTTGTAATTCACTTCAAAAAGGAGGTTTAGAGTTTAAAAATGTGTACTACCAAAGTGACCCATATATTCGTAGTAAAAATGAACAAACGCAAAGCGGATTATATAAATTATTTATACCTGCCCAATATTGTATTGAAGGGTTCTTTGATGAGTATGGTTTTAGTATCGTTGATGATCCCGAAAAATCAATTAGAAATGAGTTTGGAGAACTAAAAACTATTGGAGCTAATACTTATCTAAATAATGAACTAGAAGCCTTAGAAGATCAACCAGAAGAATATAATGAGTTTTTGAGACAGTTTCCTAGAAAAGAAGAACATGCTTTTAGAGATGAATCTGGTGATTGTCGTTTTGATCTAACAAAAATTTACGAACAATTAGACTATAACGATCATGAACTTCCTGAAAGCACAGTTCAAAGCGGTAATTTCTATTGGAAAAATGGAGTAAAAGATGGAGAAGTATTTTGGACTCCATCTAAAGAAGGGCGGTTTTTATTGACTTGGCATCCCCCAGAAGAAATACGTAATAAATTTGAATGGAAAACAAATCATGGGGTATATGCCAGATCACCAATAGCAGAAAATATTGGTGCTTTTGGTTGTGATCCTTACAATCGTAGTCAAACTGTAAAAAAAGAAGGGTCTAAAGGCTCTATTCATCTTTCTACAAAATTCAATTTTACAGGTGCGCCTAGTAATGAATTCATTGTAGAATATATTGATCGACCTGAAAAAGTAGAGTACTTTTTTGAAGATATGATTATGGTAATGCGGTATTACTCCATGCCAGTATTAATAGAGCTTTCTAATGAGAATTTTTTACGGTATTTATTAGAGAGAGGGTATAGACATTTTTGTATGAATAGACCCGATGTTCAATGGAAAGATTTATCCCCTACTGAGAAAGAATTTGGAGGAATCCCTGCTCAGGGAAATAAGGTAGCAGATGCGCAATTTTACGCCATTGAAGCATACATAAATGATTATGTAGGAGTAGCAAGAAATGATACTACAAGAACTAAAGGTGCTATGGGTATAATGCCGTTTACAAGAACATTACTTCATTGGAAAGATGTTGATCCAGATAATAGAACAAAATATGATGCTTATATAAGTGCTAGTCTTTCTCTCTTGGCAAATCAAAAAGTCATCAAGAAACAAACAAAAACAAAAACAAAAAGAAAGCTTCGTGTTTCTACCTATCAGAATACCGGTTATCAAAGTAAACTAATACAGTAAATGTTAGAAAAAAGAAAGAAAAATTATTTTCCTGATCCTCTAGAACTTGATGAGGTAAAAAAAACTAAAGTATATGGTTTACAAGTAGCAAAAGCTATCGGAGAAGACTGGTTTAATGGTGGTTACATTTCTAATGATTGTAACTTTGCTAATAGAAGAACAAAGATTAAAAACAATCGTCTCTATTCTAGAGGTCGTCAGGATATCTCTACGTATAAGAAATTACTTGAAGATCTTAATTTTATGAATGTTGACTGGACTCCTCTGAATATTGCTGGTAAGTTTATAGATATTGTAACTAATGGTATTAGAGAAGATCTATATCGAACAGATATTTCTGCTATAGATCGTATTGCAACATTAGATAAAAAAAAATATAAGGAGAAGTTGCAAAAATATATGCGTACTAAAAGTATGTTAGAAAAAACAAAACAAACACTTGGTATAGATCTAGTTCCAAAAGGTTTCATTCCACAAGATGACGAAGAACTGGATATGCACATGAGTCTTGATTATAAACCAAAAATAGAGATAGCAGAAGAAGAACTTATTACATATGTAAAACTCTGTAATGATTGGAAAGTAACTAAGTCGATGGTGGATCGTGATTTGGTTGAAAATGCTTTAGGTTCAGTACGCTGTTATACCGAGAAAACTAATGGTGTAGTATTAAAATATGTAGACATTGAAAATTATCTCCATTCCTATACTCAAAGAACAGATTTTAGTGATTGTCACTATCATGGAGTAGTTGAGAAGCTAACAATTTCTGAGATCAAACGAGTATCAGGATTTGATGATATGACATTAAGAAGAATAGCACAAGCATATTCGTCCTTAAACGGGAATGCTACTTATGACATTTCAGATTTTGATCATATAGAAATAAATGAAGTTTTAGATTTGAAAGTATCTGTATTGTACTATACGTATAAAACTTCTAAAACTATTACTTCTAAAAAAGAAAGTAAAGTATTAGACACTTGGTATGAAGGTAGCTATATTATAGGTTCAGAATATATCTACAATTATAAAGAATGTGAAATTTTATCTCGTGATTCTTTAAATCGAGCTTTACCGCCCTTTATCACTTTTGCAAGTGATATATATAAAAATGATTTGCATTCATTGTCTGAACGAATGCAACCTACCATTGAACAAATGCAACGGATTCATTTAAAAATTCAGCAATTAGTAGCAATGATACGACCTGATGAAACAGAGATTGATATTGATTTGTTAGCAGAACTTGAAAGCAAAACTGGTAAAAAACTGACATGGGAAGACGCAATTGCGCTTTATAATTCTAAAGGTATTGTTCTTTCTACTCGTGTCGATATGGGTGAAGAAGGAATTAAAGACAGACCTGCATTAAGAGTACCGACACAAATGCAATCAGGAAAACTAGAACAACTAACTCGTGTATGGGTTCATTATTATAATATGATTCGTGATTTAACAGGAGTAAACGCAGCTCGGGATGGGAGTCAGCCAAGCGATGTATTGGTCGGAGTTCAAAAAATGCAATTACTCCAATCCAACACAGCTACGCAAGGAATATTTGATGCTTCATTAGAAATAACGAGAAAAACAGTAGAAACAATATCAACCCGTTTAGGAGATGTATTTAGATGGGGTAAAGAACTTAAAGAAGTCTATAAAAATGCTGTTGGCACTCATAATCTTGATGTCATAGAGTCTTTAGATGATAGACATGTCCATGAGTTTGGTTTTGTTATTCAGCTATTACCCACAGAAACAGAAATACAAGAATTTAAAGAAAGCCTTAACATAGCACTACAAGAAGGGAGTATTAAAGTTGATGATAAAGTAAAGGCAGAACGTATTGCCAAAATGAATATTAAACAGGCTGAAACGTTTTTAACTTATAGAAGAAAAAAGAATCTCGAAGAAGAAAAACAAGCAAGACAAGAAGAAATCCAAGCGCAATCTCAAAGTAATGCCCAAGCAGCACAACAGGCAGAAGAAGCAAAAAGACAAACATTGCAACAAGAATCAGAGGTTCGTATTATGGAATATAAACAATTGGCAATCATAGATGTAATGAAACAAAAGGAGCTTAATAAAGTGAACGAACCCATGAAAGAACGAGAATATGAGATTGATGTATTTATAGAAAAACTGAAATCGTCTGGGCGTATTGATGAGAATATATTTAAGGAAGACAGAAAAGATTCACGACAAAAGATGTCGGATACGCATACAAGCAAAATGATTGAACAACGAAAAAAAGAAACTTCAGCTATTAATTTTGAGAATGGAGAAGGTATTAATGATACTATTCCTTATTTCTCTAATAGCTAAATTGTATGATTATTTGTTTTTTAATAGATAAATACTATATTTGTTTTCTTCTTAATAAAGAAAATCTATTGAATGAAAGTAGCTTATAATTTTAATGAATCAGAAAATAATGAGGTTATCGAAGGTTCATCTGAAAATCAAAGAACCAAAACAGAACCTAGTACTAATGATATAATACCATCGGGAATCAATGAAGAACCAGAAAGAATTGAACTAGAACAAACAGATGGTGTTGGAGACCCAAGCAGAACCGAAACTTCTAAAAATGGAACTGAACAAGAACTTCAAACTTCGGAACAAGAACCTCAAGAACTATCAGATGATGCCTTTGTTACTTATCTGAATAAAAAAAACAATACTAGTTTTAAAAGCTTAGAAGAGTACAATAATTCATTAACTAAGGAAATTGTAAAATCTCCAGAATATGATGAAGAAACTACTGCATTTTTTAGATTTAAAAAAGATACAGGCGGTAGTTTTAGGGAATGGGTTGATCTTAATCAGAACATCGATGAAAAAAGTGATTTTGAAATTGCTCTAGATAAGATAAAGAAAGATAATGAGGGTTTACAATTATCAGATTCCCAAGCATCTTTATTACTCGCTGAAGATCTAGGAATTGATATCTATGAATTAGAAGATCTCGAAGATAAAGAAAAGTTAAAGTTATCTATTCTTGCAAATAAGCATAAAAAATCACTTAAAGAAGTACAAGAAAAATATCGCCAACCTATAATTAATCAAGAAACAAAAGAAGCTCAATCAAGTAGTGAACAGGTAATGGTAGCAGGTCAGTTAATGGATAAATCAGAATATGACCGTCAACGAAAAGAATACCTAAGTGAGCGAGAAGAAGCTGTTAACAGTATTGATGCCTATGATTTTTCTATTGAAATAGATACTAAAGATGGTAAAAAATCACAATTAGATTTTAAGTATATACCTACTGACGAAGATAAACATAGTATGCTATCTGTAACAGAAAGTATTGATAATATACTTCCTAATTTTTTGAATGAAGAAGGACAATTAAATCATCGATCTTTTAATGAAAGTATAGGTTTTTGGGCAAATGAACAATTAAGAGAAAAAGCAATTAAGAGTATTAGTCAGCAAGCGTATAGTGCGGGTATTGATGCTATACTTAAACAGGAACGTAACATTAATTTTGATAACAAAAACATGCCTTCTATAGTTCAAAAAGTTCCTGAAGGTTACGGAATTGTGGGAGCAAAAAAACCAGATGGAGTATCGGTTAAATATAAGTTTAATGAACAAATCTAAATCATAATGAATTTAGCACAAACACCTAATGTTTCCAACCAAGCATCGGGAAATATTAGAACATCTTACAACTACATTTCTGAGTATGATTATGCGACTCAGTTTGAACCTGATAAAATGCTAGGGTTACACCCAAGATACGGAAATGGATTGATTACTGGTTTTTGTAAAGTTGTAGGCGCAGAAAAACCATATAACAGCGATCAAGTTGTTCATGCCGAACAAGACCGATTAATGAATATTCTAAGAGGTGTAACTGTATCTGGTGATATATTTACCACCAATGCAGGAGAAAAGGCAAATGCTCGTGTAGGTGATGTTATCTTAGCATCAGATGGTACAATAGAAGCTCAGGGTGTGATTACTACCGTAAGCAGTTCTACAGAATTTGTAGTTGCAAATAGAGCCGTGGGAGATTTTGGATTTACAAGGGCAGTCACCGTTTCTATTTTCTCTAGTGAGTTTAATAAAGCGGACTCAGGTTTTACAGAAGGTTTTGAACATAAACCTGTTTTCTATAAAAATTATTCTCATATTATAAAAGAGTTTTATTCTGTTGCGGAAAGTGACCTTGCTCATGCTACATGGCTAAAAACCCCACAAGGGGAAGATCGTTGGTTTTCTTACGAAATGGAACGCAATAGAATCAAGTTCCAAAATAAGATGGAATTAACACATATTTTTAGTAAAAGAGCGGAAACTGGATCTGCTGCCGAAGCTGCTGGATATGCAGGTATGAATGGTGTCCTATCAACTGTAGAAAATCGTGGTAATGTAGGTAATGGTTATATAGAAACTCTTGATGAATTTGATGAGATTACGAAACGAATCAGAAGACAAGGGAACTGTACCTCGTACACCTCTTGGGCAGATCAAACTCAAAGAATTAAGTATAGCAATATGTTAGGAAAGATTAACAAATATGCTGATAGTGGTGCAAATTATGGTGTTTTTCAGAACAACAAAAAACTAGCACTACATCTAGATTTTGAATCTTTTACACGTAATGGTATTACTTTTCATCTGACCGATTGGAAATTGTTAAACGATCCTACATTAATGGGCAGTGAAAATTTCTTACAAACTAATATTGCTTCACTATTTATTCCTGCGGGTGAAAAGCAAATAACTACTGAAACAGGGGCTAAATCTTCTAGCCCATATATCTGTATTAGATACCGTAAACAAGGTGATGTAAATAGGTATATGAGGACGAAAATATTTGGATTACAGGGTACTGAAATTCGTGAGGATAAAATGGAAATTCAATATATTTCTGAGCAAACAAACCAAGTAATCGGTGCTAATGAATATGTAGTAGTTAAAAGATCATAAACATAAAGGAGTGAAAAACTTTTCACTCCTTTTATTAAAATAACATCGTATAATGATAGGAAAAATAAGACTATACATATTAAAAAATAACTATACCCCTGTAAGTTGGCAATTGCGTTCTAAGTCATTAGTAAATAGAGAAGGAAAAGGACTAAGAGAAATTATCTATGTAGAGGGAGGGCATTCTATCTGGCGTGATGATTATGATATAAATATTCAGATCAATGCAAAACAAATCTGGTTTGAGGATGGTAGTTTCCTTGTAAATCCCCAAAATAAATTGCTTATAGATTATTTAGAAACCCATCCTGATTTTAACCTTAAATTTAAGCTTGATGATCCAGAAGCAGATGCGATACGAGATTTAGCGAGCATTAAAAAACAAGATGAGGTAAAAGATGAATTATTAAAATTAGATAACTATGATGCTTTGGTAGAATCATTAAGCCGAAAAGACGAAGTTACCCTGCACTTGACACCTGCTCAAAAAGAACTTAGATGTTACCAAGAAGCACAGAAAGACCCAGAAAAGGTTCTGAAAGCTATCGCTGATCCACAAACTACAACAAAGTATCTGATAGCTTTAGCTTTGAGTAAAAATATTATTGCTTTGAATACCCAAAAAACACAGATTATTTGGAGTGATAATAAAGAGGTAATAGTAGCACTTCCTTTGGGTCAAAAACCTTCATCCATAATGGCAGAATTTTTATTTGAACCTAAAAGCGAGGGAACATTGGCAGAACTTCAAAAACGTGTAAATGCCTTGTCTAGTGAAAGAGATAAAAGCTTGACTACTAAAAAAACAGTTTCTAAAAAAAGATAATATAATGACTGATTTGTTCCTGTTCGGTTGTTTGTTTTTCCCTGACCCCCTCTTACATTAGTAAGGGGGGTTGTTAACCTCCCTAATTTCTTATATGATTAACAGAATTTATAAACTTGTATTATTTATCTCAAATAATCCATTAAGAGGAAATGTAGTACCACAAGAGTTTAATCTAGCTTTATATAATGCTATTATAGAAATTTACGAAGAGTATTTTTTTGAGCTAAATAGAGCTATCACTCGCAAAAATAGAGGACTAATAAATAATGGGTTTGCTGATTTACCCGAATGTTATAGAGAAAAAATCAAGTATTATCTTACAAAAAGAAAGATTGAGCCTGCCGATCCTGACAATCCAATTTATATACTACCTAATAATCTTAGGTATCTAGACGCAATTTTCTACCAAGGAAATGAAATAGAGCCAATGGTAAATAGCCGTCAGTTTTTATTACTTAGAAAATATACAGATATCTGTATTGATGATGAATATCCCGTATATCTATTAGAACATAATCAACAATTGCAACTATTACCTAAGACTAATGAGCCAATTAATATTTGGTATTTACGAAATCCCTTGCCCCCAAATTGGACTTATAAAGTTTTTAATGGGGTAGAGCTTTTTAACCCTGATGCAGACGATTTTCAAGATGTAGATATGCATGTAAGTGAGGAAAGTAATTTAGTTAGACGAGTGTTATTAAAAATGGGAATCAATCTAAAAGAACAAGAGTTGACAAACTATATGCTCGCAGAAGAAAGTAAACAGTTTAAACATGAAATAACATCATAATAAATGCCACAAACAGCAGAAGAATATTATACAAATAAAGAGAATCATGGGAATTATCAGTATATCCCAATATCGCAAGTTATCGATTCTATATCTATTGAAGCTGAGAGTGATAATGATAGCTACTTAAAAGGTATACCAAGGCATCTTTTTATTAAGTATGCTGTTGATGGAGTGCGTGAAATGAATTTTAGTGGAAATGGTGATACACTCGGTTTAGAGCTTTCGATAGGTGATGATCTTCAAATGATTTTACCACAGGATTATGTAGACTACACAGAGGTGTTTGTTATAGGAGAAGATTGTAAATTATACTTATTGGATTATAACAGTAGTATCAACTCATCCCCTACATACTTACAAGATCATAAGTATGCAATTGTATTTGATAGTGAGGGTGATGAAATAGAACTAGATGGCAATAATATCTATAACAAACTTTATACTCGTTATGAATTTGCAGGGAATTTTTACAACTATTCTAAACAAAGTAATATTGATACTTCTAAATTATCAAAACATGGGGAGTTTCTTATTGATAAAAAACGTGGAGTAATAGGCTTTAGTAGTAATCTTAGAGGAAAAAATATTGTATTACGATATATTTCTGATGGGCTACAACAAAAGAATATAGATGGCGATAAAATAAGTGTACATAAACACCTTAAAAATGCACTTGAACATTACATATATCTTAGAGCTATTGAAAGAAGAAGAAATGTTCCCGAACGAGAAAAACAACGTGCTAATAAAAAGTATAAAACAGCAAAACACAAAGCAGCAATCTTACTAAAAGATATCAATTCTCATAGAATTGCCAAAGCAATGCGAAGTGTGTTTAAACCTAATAAATTTTAATGGACGCACAGAAAAGAACATTAACGCAAGGTAAAATGACCAAAGATGTTGATGAACGTCTATTGCCAAATGGTCAATATTATGATGCTGAGAACATACGTATATCCCGAAAAGAAGGTAATGATATGGGGGTTGGTAAAAGCGTAAAAGGCAACGTGAGACTAACAAATCTGAAATTAGAAGATGCTCGAACAATAGGTGTTTTTGCTGATTCATCAAGTAATAAACTGTATTATTTTGTTACTAGCCATACTAAAGACTTAGTTTTAGAATATGATTACTTCAATAGTAATCTAAACATCGTACTTGAATCTACTCGTCCAGACGGTGTACTTAATTTTGATAAAGAACATTTAATCATTGGAGTAAATAAAATATTCACTGGAAACTTCAAATACGACCTATTAGCTTGGACAGATAATTATAATCCTCCACGAATAATTAACATCGAAAGAGCAAAAAACTATGGAGTAGATAATTTTTCGGAACAAGATTTATCTGTCATCAAAAGACCGCCTATTTATGCTATAAAAATAGATCTTACCTATACCTCTACATCAATTGAAAATAATTTAGAGGATAAGTATCTTTCATTTGCATATAGATATAAGTATTTAGATAATGAATATAGTGCTTTATCACCTTTCTCTATAGTCGCTTTTGCTCCCAAACCTTTTGATTTGGATTATCAAACTATGAAGAATAATGGTATGCTCAATGCTTTTAATGCGGTTAGAATTAATTTTGATACCGGAAGTAAACACGTAACGGATATTCAGATCGTATTTAAAGAAACGAACAGTATAAATGTTCATATAATTGAAAGTTTTAATAAAAAAGAATTAGGATGGAATGACAATTCGATACATAATTTTTTATTTTCCAATAGTAAAAAATACACGACTCTCCCAAAAGAAGAAATTTATAGAACTTTTGATAATGTTCCTTTACTTGCTAAATGTCAAGAATTAGTCGGAAATCGTCTGGTGTATAGTAATTATCTTGAAGGCTATGATTTAATTGATCAATTTGGATCAAATTTAGCAATCGATTATAGTTTGTCATTAAAGACAAAAAGCATAGCAGGTAAAAAATTGACTTTAGTAGTTAAAGGCAAAAAGCTATCAATAAATTTATCATCTGTTCCTCTTCTTAAAAATAGTAAAATTACTATTGCGTTCGATCTTGAAGGAACATTTATAGATGGAAAGGCTAAATCTGACGCTGTTTTCATTTTAAATCAGAATTATAGTACTATAAAAACATTAGTAGAAGATAGTGATTTTAAAAAATTTGTAGAAATCGTTATGTCCAATGCTTTTTTTTCTATTTATGAGGCAAATGTACCTAGTAATCACGAAATACTAGAGACAATTGGTTTTAAAATTGATGGATATGTATCGTCTGTAATAAATATTTTAGCCCCAACAATTACTTATCGAGAAGATCTTACTCCCACATTATCAGATGATCAGCAGTTTACTAATCATATATCGGAATGGAGTTGGAAAAGCAACACTACAACAGTACAATATAATGCTACTGCTGTGGCTACAAGTCTAAAAACAGAACGTGATTATGAGGTAGGACTAATCTATAAAGATAGTGATGCACGTTCGAGTACTGTTCTTACTTGTGCAAATAACACCCTTTTTATTCCACTAAAATATAGTGTGCAACAAAATAAAATTAATGTTTACATAAATCATAAACCCCCTTATTGGGCAAAAAATTATGTTTTTACAATCAAACAAAATAAACTCAACTATGAAACTATCTATTGTAATCTTTTTTATGAGGATGGTCTTTTCAGATGGGTGAAATTAGAAGGAGCAAATAAAGATAAGGTTAAAGACGGTAGTATTCTTATCGTAAAATCTGATCTGAATGGAGTTCTTGAAAACACTATTGAAGTTCCTGTTTTAGAAGTTGCCACAAAGGACAAAGATTTTATAGAGAGTAATGAAAATGTTGATGGAGATCAGATAGTTGAAGAAAGTGGGGTTTACATGAAAATTAAGCCAAAAGGGTTTGATATGAATTTTAATGACTCTACTAGTAGAACTTTTGAAGGGGGGAGTCATCTTCGTTATCCTGTGCGAACTCACACAAATCCGATATTTGGGGAGATTATAAATGGAGTTTTTAAATCTTATAAACTAGGGGCAGGGAGTATTGTGCAAATAAAATTATCATTTGAAGCCAGAGGGAGTATTGCATATCGTGTAGAATATGATAAAACCTTTAGAGTAAGTAGTCCATATAATAGCATCCAAGAATGGTTTGATAATGAAGTTGATGACTTAGGGGCATTTGGTGAAAAATATTGTAGAGGAGATAAGGGAATTGGTTATGGATTTACCAAAAATGGTGAACGTTTTTATATATGGTCGCATCGTGACGGTACAGCTTCTCGAAAAATAACTTCTAACTTATCGTTTGAAGTGATTGCTACAGAAGGAACAGTGATTTTTGAAACAAAAGCAACAGAAATAGATACTAATATCTTCTATGAAACATCACAAATTTTTGATGTTGTTAATGGAAATCATTTAGGAAATATACAAAATCAATTTATCAATACATCTCTACCTGCAATTATAGAATTAGATATTTTTAACTGCTATGTGCAAGGCAATGGAGCTGAAAGTTATAAAATAAAAGATACTGTTGCTGGTAATTTTTTGAATTTTGACCTTAGACCAACTTCTACATCAATTGAAAAATACAAATCGGTTAGGCGATTTGCGGATTTTACGTATAGCGATCCATATGTAGAATCTAGTACTATAAATGGATTAAATGTTTTTAATCTTGCTAAAGCAAATTATAAAGATGATTTAGATAAAAAGTACGGGACCGTTCAAAAGATTTATGCCAAGGATACGAATCTTGTTGTTTTTCAGGAAGACAAAGTACATAAAGTTCTCTATGGTAAAGACGTATTGTATAATGCGGATGGAACATCTAACATATCGTCAATAGAAAATGTGTTAGGACAGCACATTGCATATGCAGGAGAATATGGTATCAGTAGAAATCCTGAAAGCTTTTCTTCTCATGGTAATCATATATATTTTACCGATGCTAAACGAGGATATGTATTGCGCTTGGGTATAGACGGTATTACAGAAATATCTGGTTATGGAATGCGTACATGGTTTAAGGATTTATTTAAAAATAGTCTGGAGCAAAAAAAGGTAGGTGCTTTTGATCCCTATTTTGATGCCTATGTATTAGGATCTGAGGGGGTTTCTATTTTTAACCCAAACGTTATTCTAGATTGTTCTAAAGTATATCTAAAATTAGAATTAGAAGGTGAAACTTCTTTTAAATTTGATTATGGATTTGTAATTGGTGAAGCAGGTTTTAGTTATAAAATAGAAGGTGCACCTGCAATTATTGAACTAAAATGGAATGGGCAAATATTTACTACTGGGGCTATAGAGGGTGATGGTCAATTACTATTTGATAAAAATACTCCTATCTCAAAAACAGCGAGAATAAAAATTTCTGTGCCAAAAGACTGTGCTTCTATTCGTATATCAGGAATCTGTCCCATAGGGGAAGAAATAACAATTATTCCTATTGTAGTAGCAGACTCAACCGACAAAGGGAAAACAATTAGAAATCGTTTCAAGTGGTTTACAAATACTTATGTAAGTAATTATAAAAACTACGAAACCCGCTTTACTGGTCAAGAATTAAATCTATATGAGGTGCTTAATGGTACTGAAGGAGATTCTTTTTTTGCACCTAAAAACAGTATCGTAAGAATAGAATCCTTTAAAGGGTATACAAATACAGGTAGTTTTGAACAAGATGATAGATTAGGCTATTATATTTCAAACACGTTAATATCAAAAGATAATTATCATCAGATTATTGATAAAGCAACATGGCTAAATATTGCTAAGACTGAATATATAACAGGAGATGTTCTTAATGTAGGAGTATTTAATCTTAAAAAAACTAATAATGAGAAATACCTTTATCTAATTTGGGATTATATAAAAAAGAATACTCCACCCGTAGCTATTACAGATAATCTAAATTGTAATAGAGGATCTTCGATTACTGCTGATCTGCGGTTAAATGATTATGATGAGGATAATGACCCTCTAAGTGTTGAGATTTTTAGTCAACCTATACATGGTTCTGTTATAGTAAATCCAAATGGTACTGTTACCTATACTCATGATGGCTCAAATAATTTTGATGATGAGTTTATCTATAGGGTTTTTGATGGAAAAGAATATAGTAATAATGCTACTGTCTACTTGGCAATAGGTGTTCCTTGTCAGGATGGGTTAGCTGCTAATGGAACTATTGGTGTGTATGAAGTTACTATAAGTTTAGGAACAGATATAGGAGAAGCAGGTATTTCATACGATGCGTTTAGTATTCCTGATAGATTTATGCTAGAATACGATGGTGTTATTGTTGCTGATAGTAAATATGTAGGTAATAGTTTGATAAATTCAGGATATCCAGATCTAAGTGGTTCAAAGTCATTAGATGTTTATGAATACAATGGTAACTCTTTTATAAATACGTTAAAAAAACGGATTATTACAGTTAATCCAGAAGATATTGCAAACGGTTCTATTTCCGAACCAAAGTTTGGTAAAGGAACTTTACTGTTTAACAAAACTGTATCAACTCCAACTACTGTAAAATTAATTGTAATTGGTTTTGTTGGTGGAACTGCTTGGAATATCTCAGGTATTTGTCCAAATACGGGGGTACAATAAAAATTAGATAATGATATTAAGCGAGAAGATCAAGAAATCGTATCTAAATAATATTATATAAATGAAACAAAATATAAACAGAACAGTAGCCTTTGATGACAGTCCCGAAATTAAAGGATGGACATCGTTTTTTTCGTATATCCCTGATATAATGATTGGGATGAATAATAATTTTTTTTCATTTAAAAATGGTGATCTATACGAACACCATATAGGTGAACGAAATACATTTTATGACCAGAAATCACCATCAACAATTTGTGTGGTTTTTAATGATTTTCCTAGTGATGATAAGATATTCAAAACGATATTTCTAGAGTCAAACCAAGCTTGGAATATCGCTTTGGAAACCAACTATACAAACAGTACTATCTTATCAAACGAATTTCAGAAAAAAGAAAGCAGGTGGTTTGCCTATACTCGTAGGTCTGAAAACAATGAAGATTTAACGGGAATATCTGTAACTGGAATTGGTAAACTCATAGACTACACTAATAATATTGCGACATTTTCACATATAGATGGTAGTATAAACATTGGAGATGGTCTTTATCAAATCATCAACGATAACGCTGAGTTAATAGGAGAAATTAACTTTAAAACAGCTACAACCTTATCTCTTGATTCCTCGTCTATAATGACTCCTATTGAAAGATGTTTTTGCTTCTCTAAAAAGAACTCTAGAGTAGAGTCTGGTAGTGTACGTGGCTACTACATGAAAGTAGAGTTAGAAAATGATGAGGATGAACATGTAGAATTATTTGCAGTAAACAGTAAAGCAGTGAAAAGTTATGTTTGAAATAAGATGGTTAGAGCAAAATGATTATGATGAGCTTTGCCAATGGTGGAAATCGTGGAGATGGAAAGCACCAAATAGAGAATTATTGCCGGATAATGGCAAATGTGGAATTATGGTAAGTAAAAATAATGTTCATATCTGCGCAGGATTTATTTATTTGACCAACAGCAAATTTGCGATTATAGAGTATATAATATCAAATTTTGAAGTAAAAGATAGAAAAGTTAGGAAACAAGGCTTAAAACTTTTAATAAAATCCTTGAATCAGATTGGTGCGAATGAAGGTTATACAATCGCTTTTACATCTCTTAAAAATGAAAGTCTTAAAAACGTCTATCTAGAAACGGGATATACTATAGGTACAATGAACTCAATAGAAATGATTAAAAAATTATAATATGGCAGCGGCAACAACGATAGTAGCAGGTAGTTTAATGGCAGGTGGAGGACTTGCTAAAGCATTTTCTGGAGGTGCGCAAGCACGAAAATATAAAAATATGATTCATAATTATGACCGTCAGGATTTGACTAATCTGGCACAAAATATTCAATTGAGTACTTATGGATCTGATCTTATTAAAAATGAAACGGCATTAAATACAGCAACAATAATGAATGGTGTACAACAAGCAGGAAGTAGAGCAATTATAGGAGCTACTGGAAAAATAGCAGGAATGGGCATAGAAGCGAATCAAAAAGCTGTATTAGATCTAGACAAACAACAGCAGAAACGACAATATGCAATGTATGAAGAAGGAGCTAGAATCAGAAATATGCAGGAACAGAGAGAAAATTCGGACTTAGCAGGTATGGGAGCAATGTATGAAGCAGGTAGGCAAACAATGTGGGGAGGAATTGGAGATGTTGCACAAGCAGGAATGTACGGAATGAGACAACTGGATTCTAATAAATAAAAAGATCGTAATACTATGGGGAAAGGAACTGGAGTTTATGGAGCTTATGCAAACGTAAAACCAATAACAGAAGATTTTGGAAAAATTGGCTTAGAACATGAGCAACTTCAATTCCAACATCGTGTCGAACAGCGTGAGATTCAGAATCGTAAAAATACCAAAGCTAAAGACCTAAAGAATCGAGCTATAAAAGCACGAAAAGCAATTAGAGCTGAACATACAGGTATTAGATCTGAAGATGAAAAACGGGGACAACTCGCTTTAAAAGCTGCTGATACTTTAAATGAAGCTATGAAGAGGTTAGAAAAAGATTCTAATGATGTAGAAAGTAGTTTAATTGTTTCTAATCTTGAAGATTTTGCCCCTAGATTTAAACAAATGACTGAACGTTATTCAACTTGGATGCAAGACGGTACAAAAGGGCTTGAAGAAGGTATATATAGCCCATACCTAAATCGAGATCATATCGAAAAAGTAGAGCAAGTAATTAAAGGGCAGGTAAACTACGGACTTGATGATAAAGGGAATATAACAGGTGATTACGATCAAAATCGTGATGGCAAAGCTGATTTTACATGGGATGGAATGGCAACAGGGATTGATTTACCTGAGTATAAAAAGCGTTTTGATGTAGATCGTTTTAAAGAAAATACTAAAGAAAATTTTGGAACACTTCATACAAAAAATCCAAATGGTACTTATAACACTATTGAAGTAAAAGAACTTTCTCCAGAAAGTAAATTAGGTATCAGGAAAAATATAGAAACTCTTTTTGGAGAGTCCGCCAAAAATATAACAGATGAAGGTTTGAGCTATATCTACGATGAACTAGATACGGAAATAAATACACCTCTTACTGATGAAATGCTAAAAGAAGCTAAAAATAGATTTTATATTGAAAATATTACAATGTTTGATAGGCTAGAGTTTAATACTAAAGACCTTGTAGCACAAGATAGAGATCAAGAAAGATGGAGAAAAGTAAATGAAAAAAAGAAACCAGTTAAAAAACAAGAAGATGCAGACTTTTTAAGAACACTCGTAGACGGAACAATTAACGGAGATCCTAGATCATTAGGTATATGGAGGGATAAGATTATTGGAGAAAGTAAAGACGAAAAAGGACGCAAAACAAACATTCAGGTTAAAAATGTGGAATACACCAAAAATAATATTGTGTTTGACTTAAGTAATGGACAAACTCGATATTTTAAACTTAATGATAGAGAACGCTTAAAAGGAGAATTATCTTCATTTGCAAACTATAAACTGCCCCCACAGGAGTCTATGAGTATTTATGACTCCGGAGAAGTGCAAAGGGAATTAGGCAAAACAGAATCTACAAAACCACAGAGTATAGCAGAGATACGTAATGAGTATAAAGATGTTGTAGGTAAGGGTTTTTTTACAGGAAATGGGGTTGTTAAATTCTTAAAGTCTAAAGGTTTTGATGCATCTAACGGATGGTATTTTTCAGGGAAAAATAAGCAAATTACCATTAACCATAAGGGGGAACAAAAAGAATTTAATGTGTCAACAAATAAAGGAGTAAAAGATATAATAAATTTTGTAAGTGAGACTAGTGGCTCTACAAAAAGTATTACTCCTCATAAAAAAACAAAAGAAAACCCTTTAGGAATAGATTTTAAAAATGGAAAAAGAAAACCCAATTAATGATGGGGGAATGACTCCTGAAGAGTTTTCCCAAAAAATAAAGAAACAATATCCTCAATACAGTAATATGGGAGATATTGAACTAGCGCATAAAATAATTGAGAAATATCCTGTTTATGCCGATAAGGTAAATTTTGATACTCCTAAAAAAAAAGAACTTAGTTTTTTAGACTCTTTTGAAAAAAAACAATCACAAAAATTTGATCTAAGACCTAAAACTATTGATCGAGAAAAACTTTTTAACGAGCATTCTGTTAATAAAGAGATTAATACCTCTATAGAACAAAAAAAACAAAATTGGCGTGAAGAGAGATCTCAGCTGATTGACGGAGTAAAGCAAAATATAGAACAAAAAACAAGCACAATATCTCTTGACGATATTGTACAGAAGAAAGATATTATCTCTAAAAAAGATACTAAAGATATTGATCGCCTTAATCGAATGATTAAAGGAAAATGGCATACGGTAAATAAAGGGGTTGATCTTGACAAGGAGTATGCTAATAGTGCAAGAAAAGAACGTTTTAAAGGGATTTTAGAAAATGATTTACAGCCTGAATTTACACTTACTCATAAAGCAAAACAAATCTTAAAAGACCACCCAGAGATTACTCCAGATTTTGCTGAGAAACAGGTAAAAGATGAACGCTTAAAAGAAGCTATAGGTTTATTACCAAATAATAGATCTAAAAGATTATATAAAAACAATGTAAAGATTGCCGAATTAAAAGAAAAATGGAATAAAAGCCCTAGTGACAAAGAATTAGAAAAGCAGTATTATGACGCAAAAATTCGCTTGACTAAAGAAATGAAAGGTAATAGTTGGTGGAAATCTGAGGATAATAATACTACAATGTTTGATGAAAGCGGATTTGCACAAGATCAGGATTTTCAGGAAATGATAAATTCTGTTGGCAAGGATAATTTTTTAAAAGATCTAAAATCACGTTATCAAAAATTTGATGAAGCATCTAAGGATAAAGAAAACTTTTCTGCTTTATGGAATGATAAGTTTGAAAAATTGAAAGCAATTGAATCAAAATGGGAAACAGCTAAAAATGAATATGTTGAATCGATTCCTTGGAATCATTTTTCTCAGGAGAAAGAAAAAAAAGAACGAAAAAAGGCAAATGATTTTTGGAAAGCTCAATATACTGATGCTAAAATGGATTTTGGTGCTATTAATGAAATCCTTTTAACAAATGTAGATCCATCTAGCGTAAAGCGACATTGGTATCAAAGCCTTCGTACAGGGATAGATCAAGGTTTTAGTTATGATCTTAATTCATACTCTACAGATCAGTTAGCTGAGGTTTATAAAAGTGTCGCTAAAGATGAAAGTTTCTCGATTACAAAAGCTCAAAAGCTAAATGCAAAACTTGATCTGGGGGATGAAGCTTTACGAAGTGTGGGGAGTTCTCTACCTGCAATGGTAGAAATCATAGGGACAACCTATCTTACACAAGGATTAGGAACTGCCCCTGTATTAACTCGTTTGGCAGCATTATCTAGATTGCGCTATGGGCGTATGGGACAAAAAGCTTTTAATTTTATCAAAGGTGCTACATTAGATGGTATTGCTTTTCAGATTGCACCAAATAATAATTCTTCTTTTGCTATGGGGGTTGGGGAAAATGTAGGACAAAACATTTTTCAAGGATTAGAGGGTAGATTAGGGAAGGTACGAAATAAGTATTTACGTTTCATTACTCGTATTGGCGTTGGTTCTGTATCAGAAACAACTGCGGAGTATATTGGTGATTTTACCAATGAACTTTCTAAAAATGGTTTTGATATAGAAAAAGCAATTGAGAAAGTAATAGGTACTAATACAAATCAATCATTGAGAAAACTAGTCTTAACTGCAATTACGACAACTGCTTTCTCTACTGGTAGTAATATTACCTCAGCCGTATTTAGTAAAGTTAGGAAAGAAGCAGAAACATTACCTGATAGTGAAGGTAAAAATGAGTTAATCGAATTATTAGATGAAGCAAACAAAGTTAATAATGAAAAACTAATCAATGATACTGAGGATATTATAAACTTAACAGAAATTGTTAATATAGAACAACAAAAAATAGAAGAAACTAATCACAATAACTTAGAAAAAAAAACCTCATCAACTGAATCAGAATTAGATAATGAAATTGATTCTAGAAATAGTACAGATGATATTTTTGATTCTAATGAGCTTGCGGAACGAAATAATGAAATTGATTCTGGAAATAGTACAGATGATATTTTTGATTCTAATGAGCTTGCGGAACGAAATAATGAAATTGATTCTAGAAATAGTACAGATGATATTTTTGATTCTAATGAGCTTGCGGAACGAAATAATGAAATTGATTCTAGAAACATTCTTTTTGAGGTTGAAAAAAATGAATCTAAAACTCCAGGAATACCAGAAAGAAACTTACCTTCTGAAATCACTGAAAATAAAGAGTTTGAACGAAATAAGAAAACAGTAGATAATGAGATTTCTGTAGAAAATGAGACAATAAATGAGCCGTCTAAAACGCCTGCTAAAAACAAGAATCAATCAAAACCATTAATTTCTAAAAATCAAAATTATCAAATTAGACGAGATGAAAATGGGATGGTTGAAGTATTTAATCGAGATGGTTCTGTTTCTGGCGTGACAGGAACAACAAAGCGGAAATATATTAAAGAATATATTGAAAACACAAATTTTAATACAGGAAAAAGAGCTATTGATACTACAGTAGGTATAGAACAAGATATTACTGCTCTAGTAGCTGATCATAGCCAAAACCCTCATGAAGTTGCTGAAACGATTATACACAATAATTTTGATACTGTCTTAGATGATAAAACAGTAGTAATTGCGAATAACGTGAGTAATGTAAGTCAAAAATCATTTCATGAAGCAGTAGGTTATACTAATAAACAAGAAGGTGTTTCTCAAAGTTATTTTAGTCCTAATGGTAAAAGTCTAGATCAAGTACAAATGAATATCATCTCAGACCTTGGACATGATTATAATGCGAATAATGCAGATTCTATTGTTTCTATTAAAGATATAACAGATTTTATGCTTAATCATAAAGGAGCTAATCACTATCTTAATGAGAAAAGTGAAATTAAGAATACACTTTTAGGAAAATTTGAAGAACTTACAGGACTAACAGCTACAAAAAAGAATATAAAAGCTGTAGCAGGGATAACAAATGATATAGAAAAAGAAGTAACAACTTCATCAATAGATTGGCAAGAAATAGAAAAAGGTTTTAATAGTAATGAAGAAATTCCTTTTAAAATAGAAAAGACTGCCAGAAACACAAACGTCAATAGGTTAAAAGTTAATGAATTATTTGAAAGATTAAAAAAAACTTTTCCAAAAAACAAGATTGTTATGGACACTAATGCTATGACTAGAGCATTAAATGACCTTTCTACCAATCAAAAGTTAACTGCTAATGACATTAATTTTTTGAAAACATCAAAAGGAGAAGTCTTTGGGTTTGTTCACCCAAAAACAGGCGAGGTGTTTCTTGATCCAAAGTTAATGAATTATGAAACTCCTATACATGAATTTGGGCATATCTGGGCAAGTCATATTAAAAATAATAATAAAGCTTTGTTTAATAAGGGGCTTCAACTTATTGAAAACACTATTTACCATCAAAAAGTAAAATCCAATCCTGCTTATGCTAATTTGTCAGAGAAGGCACAATTAGAGGAAGCTCTAGTTACTGCTATAGGAGATCGAGGGGCAATGCTATGGGGAACAGAAAAAAACATGTTTCAGCGGTTTTTAGAAAAAGTTAAACGATTCCTGAGCACTACTTTTTTTAAGGAATATAAAGGAAATATAGACCAAATAGATTTAGACACTTTTCTTAATAAATCTTTGGCAGATATACTTAGTGGTCGTGATTTGAAAATAGATCCGAAACAGCTAAGTAATGACGGCAAGATAAAATATATGATTCTTGGTCGTAAAGGGGCTAAAAAAATGGGAAAAGAAAAGCTGAAATTTCTGGAGCTTGCAAAACAAATGTCTGCCAATGGAGCAAATGTTAAAGATATATGGATGGTTACAGGTTGGGAACTTGGAGGGGATGGGAAATGGAAAATAGAGTTATATGATGGGGATGCTAAAATTAAAAATCTAAACAATGGTAATTTATCTGATATATTAGATTTTCCTAAACTTTTTGAAGCCTATAAAAAACTTAGTACAGTTGAAATTATTTTTACATCAAATTTAGACGGTTATGGTATGGTTATTCCTGAAGAGAATCGAATTTTTCTTAGTACTGAACAAAGTGATAGTGAAATGATGCTAACACTAATGCATGAAGTTCAACATTTAATTCAGAATGAGGAAGGTTTTGCAGGAGGAGCTTCAACTGATAATGCAAGAAATGCGTTATTACAAAAAATAAAAAAATTACAATCAACCTATAAAGATTTACAAAAAGGAACTATTGCTGCAAAATTAAGGGTACTTGTTAAAGGAGAAAATTTAAATCCTTCTGAAATTATTTCTCTTAAACGTAGATTAGAATCTTTAAAAAGTAAAATCAATAAACAGGATTTTGAAATTTATCTATCGGTTGTTGGAGAGGTAGAAGCTAGAAATATTGAAACTAGACATAAGCTATCTGTAGAGGAAAGGAAAAATAGCCCCTTATCAGTCACAGAAGATATTGCTCGGGAAGATCAGGTTATTCTTGAAACAACTAAAGCTGCATCTAATACAGATAATTCAAACCAAAATGAACTATTTAAAAATATACATCTTGAAAAGCAAACAAGAATATTGTTTAATAAAACCATCAATTCCTTACAGTCATTAAAAACAAAAACGGCAAAAGCTTCGGCTATAAGAAAAGATCTACGTGATGCGCTTAAAGATTTCATAGATAGTGATACTATTAAAAATCTTAAACAACGTGATCTAGGAAAAATTCTTACTACTATTGAAAATGCTAAGACAAAAGCAAGTTTAGAAAAAGCTTTACATACATTTGAAGAAATCGCTATTACAGCAGAAAGAAGAAAGATTAAAGACAAATATAAGCAGCGTCTAAAAGAACTAAAATCAGTAGAGTTTGAAACTTTTAAGAAAGAACTTAGCCAAGAAATTAAAGTACTTGGACAAGATTTTTTCGGTAACAAAATTACCTCCAATAACATTAAAAATTTACGAAAATCTGAATTAGAACGTATCTACAAAAAGCTAGAAAGTGCTAAAACAGAAACACAAATAAAGAATCTAGCCAAGGAATTAGAAGACATGTTTTATGAATTGGAAAGCCGTAGGGTAATGGTGAATATCAACAAAATTCTAAAAAGAAAACTTACAAAACGAGAGTCTGGAAGAAAAAAGGCAAATCTTACAAATGAACAAAGCACAAAGGTTATTAATGGTGTTAAATCTCTACTAAAAGACTATACAGTAAATAGAAAAGATATAAATCGTAGTGAAAAAAGTACATATGATTTACAATTTTTATCAGATTTACTGATGACTCAAAGAGAATTAATTAGTAAAGTTTCAATAGCAAATGATTCAGAAATTAATCAATTAGCTTCATTAAACATTGCAATAGGAATAATCAATAGTAAAACTATAACTTCTCCAAAAGAAAAATTACAAGCTCTTATAGAATCTGAACAAGAATTAAGTAATGTGTATGACGAAGGGAGAAGTAATCATTTAGCTTGGGTTCTAAAGAAAAAACAACAACGGAATGATTTTATAAAAAGAGCTGTAGAAGCAAATAATATTAATGATAAATCAATTACTCCCACTAAAAAAGATGTTATTAAGCAAAGAAATGCTCTTGTAACAAGTTTTATGAAACTCACATTTGCATGGACTAGTGGAAGTAAAATGGGAGATTTAGATTCTGTTCTTCAAATAATAGATAAAAAAGGTAATAGAAATACGAATGAAGGATTTTCGACTAATCTATTAGAAGAACTAAAATCTTCTGCAACAAATAAAGAGTTTAATTTACGAGAGTACACTAAAATTTTAAAAAAGAAACAGCGTGAAATATTTGGTTCAAAAATTAAAGGAAGAGGTAGTAATTTTAGTATGGAGAATATTTTAGGAAAAAAACATCATTTTACTGTTAAGCGTCCTCAACTGAGTAATGATACAGGACAATTAGACTATGAAACATTAGAAGATGTTAATATTACTCTTACTGAGTCGCAATTATTAAACCTTTGGATGCATCATAAAAATCAAGAGCTTCACCAAGGGTTTGTTTCAGCAGGGTATGATACTAGATTTATGGAAAATGTAAATAATATTTTAAACAAAAAAACAAAGGCATATGGAGAGTTTCTTTTTGATTTTTATGATAACTATTATAATCATATCAATACTACTTATAAAGAAATGTATGGACATTCGCTTGGGAAGCCAAAATTTTACGCTGGAAAACTATCCAGATATGGTTATGATGAAGAAACAGTAAATTTAATGGATGGTTTCTCTACTGCCAGAACAACCGCAGGAGGATCTACAAAAGAACGTCTAAACAATAAATTGCCAATTCAAGCCCAAGATGTAAATATAACGTTACAACACTATCTTTTTGAGAGTGAGCATTTTGTGCAATATGCTTCTATTCATGCCAAATATGACGCAATGCTTAAAGACAAACGCTTTCAAAACTCGGTAATGGCTAATAATAAATATGTCGGAGATGCTATTCTTGAACAATTGAAATATTACCGAGATTTAGAAATGGTAAGAGGAGGTAAAGAAAGAGAGTCTTTAAGAATCCTTGATGTATTAATGGGAAATGTGGTAAAATCAACTCTTGCCATTAAGCCTAAAATTGCACTAACGCAAACTTTATCCATTCCTAATGCTATTAAGTTTTTGCCACGAGGTAAAAATGCTGTAAAAGGCTATAATCCCATAACGTATTTTAAAGATGCAAAACACATTTTTAAGAACAGTAAATATATTAAGAATCGTTTAGATACAAATACATTAAATAAAGCGATTACAGGGCTAAACTCTATATCTAATGAAGAGGTGTTTGGAACTAAAGTAGGAAATAGCGTAAAACAGTTTATAAGAGCTTATGATACGATACAAAATACATTAATGCTGAATGTAAAAGCAGGTGACTTAGTAGGAGTTATGGGGAGTTTCCCATTGTACTCATCTTGGAAAGCAGAATATTTATCTAGAGGCATGGATGAAAGTACTGCCGAAAAAAAAGCAATGTTAAAATTTGAAACAGCAGTTGATCGTACTCAACAAGGTCAAACAAAGTTTAGCAAAAGTAAATTGCAAAATCATCCTGTAGGTAAAGTTTTTTCTATGTTTGCTACTTCTCCTATGCAAAACTATCGGAATGCAATAAGCAGTTATGTTGAGGTTTCTAGATATTTTCGTAAAAATCAGGAAATGAAAGGGAGTTTAGCCAGACATTTAATTAGTATTACCAATTTTAGTTTGTTACAGCCCCTTCTATATACATGGATAGCAGGGAGATTAAAAGGGGGGCTAGGTTGGCTGTTGAATGATGATGATGAGCCTAGCGAAGCAGAAAAATCTATGTTGAGTACACTAATTCTTAGAAATACATCATCTATCCCAATGGTAGGAAGTGCATTAACATTAATTGTAGATGAATTAGTCGAAAAAAAACAAAGTTTTGGAGGATTATTAGACAATCCAGTGCTTCAAGAAGCAGATAATATAAAGAAGTATTATAATAGAGCAAAAAGAGCTAACACTACAAAAAGCAAGGAAGATAATTATAGAATGATGAGACGTTCTTTTTATAAATTAATAACAGGGTTTCCCGTAGAAACTGTAAAAAAATATAAAGATTTAATTGATAATGGCGAAGAGTATAATGATAAATATGACGTAATGGAAATGCTATGGTTAAAAATGGGACATAGTAAATATGCTATAGATGTTGATAGAAAGGATAATCTAAAAAATAAAAAGCAATCAGTTAATTACTGATTGCTTTTTTTAGTTGTATAATGTTTAGATAATATTCCAAAACCTATAATAAAAAATCCAAAGAAAACGATTACAATAGCTGTAAGTATAAGTTCATAATTACTATAAAATTCTAGCCCTGTCAGAAGAATATTTGAAACTCCTACTAATGAAATTAATAACCACAAAAATACAAGTATTCTATAATACTTAGCATAAAATCGTATTATACTTTTAATATAACTCATCCAATTTATTTATAAACATCATTATTTTAGAAAGCATATGTACTCGATTGCTATTTTGTGTTTTATCATTATCCTGAGTACCTAACATTGCATCTGATGTAAGTTCTGATAAATATAGATTAAATTCACATGAATTTATTTCTGAAAAAAAATCTTTAATTAATATGTCTACCTTTTTTTCCTTCATATTTTTTTGCTCGCCCATTTAGTTTTTTTGTTTATTTTTATATCTCTTTTTAAAGGGGTATTTTTCATTTAAACTGTTGGTAGGGAACAATTTAAGTGTTTTTTTAGTTTATATAAATTTCATCGATCATAAAACTTATATAGTGTTTCCTTTTTCTCTAAAAGATGTTTTTTCATTTCTATATTTTTTAAGGTTTATTAATGTTAAAAAAATGTAATTTTATATTTTTAATCCTATAAATTAATTAGAAAGGACTATAAAAATATCTAAATAATACAATAAATTCACTGTTTTTTACAAGTGAAATTTCAATTTTCTCATTATCAGACAAATACAATAAGTAATTATATGCTACTCTAATTAGCTGAAAGCAATAGTGTTAGAAAATTTACTTATTATTTGTTAATGAAATTGAAAAATAATGTTAAAATAAATAATGATTGTCTAATCTAAAATAGACATTTATTTAGTGCTTATATACTACACACTTTTTATGTTATCTAATCAACAAATGAGAGAGTTTTTAATAGCTTTTTTCACCTTTTTGAATTTATTATTAGTATCAATATATATATCTAAATTATTAGATACATTATGAAATTTTGAAGTCTTATGAAGCATAGCAAATTCTTTCATTTCTTTTTCTGTGAAGAGAATAGCAGTATTACTTTCAATAAATTTACGAGCATATTGTAATCGAACAAATTTATTAGGTGAATTTTCCAAAACAGCTAAAACGGTTTTATCGACTTCATCCCTATATTCGTTATACTCCAAACTATCAACTTTAAACATTTCATCTAGTAAATTATTAAGCATTTTATTATTGTCAATAGATTTATAAAATGATGTACATGCTCGTTTTATATCATGTCTAAAAATGATTTTCATTTCACTTTCTATAGTGTCTATTAGATCTAATAAATTGTTTGAATATGCTGATAACATATATAATGCTATTACTTGCTTTTTTGTGTATTTCATAATATATTTCCTTTTATTAAAAATTCAATTTTCTAAAAATCCTTTAGGTATAAAGCCGTAGGACTGTCCAACAGTATACTCTATTGGTGGTTGATACAGACGATAATATCCCTTTTTGTTAGGTTTCACGCTGAGGTAAAACCCTTTTTGTTTCAATACTTTTGGTATTTTTTTTACTTTAATCTTATCTGACATTATTTTATTGCCTTTAATGAAAGTAGAAATGATTTTATACTCATCCCCTGATTCTTTAAGTTTTTTGATTGCGAAATCTTGTACTGCCTTTAACATTTTTTATTTCTTTTGATTAACATCGTTCTGCAATATCAGCGATATTACATGCCTTAGAACAATATGATTTTTTACATGAACTCTCCACAAAACATACACTTGTTTTCTAGTTCATCATCATAACAATTTACTATTTTCCAAGTATCATAACTTATCATGATCTAATACTTCTTTATATCCTTGTACTAAATAACTCTTCACTTTATTAGGATGTACAAGTCTGTGTTCTTTCTCTTTTTTTAACCAAATCCAACCTTGGTTTTTTTTTAATTCCTCAACTGATTTTGCCTTTAAGAGTTGTTTTTTTGCATCTTTCCTATAATAGCTTAGTAAAGTGTTTCCTATAGCTTTAGATTTTTCTGGAGAGGAACTTTCATTTTGTTTGTTTTTCATATACTGGTATTTTATTTAAATTATTCTGTTTGTTTTTTAAATTCTTCTTTGTACTCTAGATCTGTTCTTATATGATAATAATGTTGATATAACTTATCTATTTCTTCCCACCATTTAATTTCTTTTTTATTAGGTTTTTTTGGATATCTTTTTTTACCTGTTTTAGCTTTCCATCTTTTCTTTTTTAGTTTACTGACGACTATTTTATAATGATATTTCCCGTCTGGAATAGGGTAAATTTTTAAACCATTATTTAAGCACCAATTGAAATATTTTGCTTCCATTTCTCTAGCTCTCATGATCAAAAGGGTAAATCTTCCTTATCCTCATCGAAATCAGCAAACGCTTCATTAGGATAGGCAACTGGAATATTGCTAACAAGGAATTCTTCAAATTTATCGCCAAGACGTTTTTGATCTATTTGAGTTAATGGCGTTCTTCCTTTTAGATAGTAACGATTGGTTTTACGATCAAAAACAAATCCGTCAATTTCTCCTGGTATTCCAACTAATTTTTGTTTCTTAATCTTTTGACTAGCAAAGATTACCGAAGGGTCTGCAAAATCTATAGCCATTTCTGGTCGCCATACAATATTTACATTATCAGCTCTCTGAGCAAAAACCCCACCTCCCTTAATATTTGATTTCATGGGCTTGAAGTATCGCCCTTGATCCTTATCATTTTTTCGCTGTGTATTTTGATGTGCTACAAGGTTCATTGATAAATAGTAATCACTGGAAAACCTTTTTAATGTTCCTATAAACCTTGTGATATACAATTCTTCTCTTTCATTCGATTTTTGTAAATGTTCTACAGAATTGTAAGGATCTATTATCATCCCCTTAATACCATACTTTTTCACTAGATATTTAGCTTTATCAAATATTGTTTTTAACCTAAAATCTTCTTCTGGATAAATCAGAAAAAAATGCTCATTAACAAAGTTGAAGCCCTCTTTATACTCATCAAAACTCATCTGATTAGATTTATAAAAAGGATCTGTTGATTTACCTATAAACATTTCAATAAGATTATCATAGTAGTCTGTAATAGGAGTGTTTTCAGGACTAAAAACTGCCCATTTCCAATTTTCATAAGCGGATTTAATTACGCATAATTGTTCTAGAAAAGTGGACTTCCCCTCATTTTCGTAACCTGTCCATATAGTTACTTCCCCTCTTCGCCAAGTCCAATGTGAATCAATTTCATTAAAATATGTTGTAGTTCCTCTTTCTTTACCATTAAAAAAAGAATCTTGCATAATATTCCATCTATCTTCTGCCTTGAAAACACCTTCTACTTTTGGTTCTAAAGCTATCTCTAAAAGCTTTTTAAGCTCAAAAGCACCTTTTTCTATCAAATATTCATTTGCATCTTTATATGGAGTATAGGAAACTATCTTTACTTTTTCAGCACCAATTCTACGAATAAGTTCGTCCTGAAGTTTACGACCATTAACATCACTATCTACACCAATGTAGATCAATTCTGCTTGCTCAAAAGCATCATAAGAATTAGTCAAGCATTCTAATTTTTTATCTACATTTTGATCGTTTACGTTTGGTGCGCCTTGATTTACTGATGTATGCCAATCAATACCTGCAACTTCCCACGACATTGCATCAAATTCTCCCTCATTGATAATAATTTTTTTTGCATTCTTAATTCTATCATAGTTAAACATTATTGGTTCAGCACCCATAGCTTGACGGAAATCTTTCTTATCAATCATTCGAGTTTTATAATTGATGAGTTTGCTGTTTCTTAGGTATGGAAATACAATTCCTTTTCCATCTTTAGTCATAGCTATCTTGTTTTTTAAAACGATTTCTTGAGGAATAGCCCTGTTTTCAAACATCTTTACTCCTGATTCAGAAAGTTTGGTTATGTTCTTTTTTGATGGTAATGCATATTTTACAGATACTTGCAATTGTTCTCTATACTTTTTTTCTCTTTGACCAACTTTACCTTTAAATCCACACTTATGACATTTGTAGAAACCTTCTACTATATTAATAGACAAGCTTGGGTCTTTAGTATTTGTTTTCCCTTGACGTATACATTCAGGGCATTGAGATACCTTTTGCTTATTTCTGTTTGATTTGGGGTATATCCCTATAGCTTCAAAATCTAAAAGTGTAGCCATTATTCGAGCATTCGTTTTTTGATTAATTCTACTTGCTCATTATAACCTAATTCATACTGTTCTTTAGTGCTAAGTAACCCCCATTTTAAATTAGAATTATTTTTTGATTTTGTAGGTTCTTCCTGATATTTAAGCCAATTCTTAAAATAAGTAGCAAACTCTAAAGCGTTCTCTTTATTTTTCCCTTGTGATTCTAAGTTTTTAACAAAATCAGGTATCAATTTTTTGATTGTTGATACTTTCTTTTTAGTTGTTGTTGATACTGCGGATAGTAATTTTTTATCTTTTATATATACTTCTGCAAGGCGTAAGATTGAGATATAAATATCTTTAGGGAACTCACTATATAATATCTCTTCTGAAGAGTCCGGTGGTTCTTTAGTGTTTAAAAATAATTCTTGTGCTGAAATAGCTTGTTTTAGTGTTTTAGGATTTATTCCATGTGCTTCAAGAATTTTCATTGCAGAGAAATGAACTTTTATTTTTTCTTTAAGTTCTTTTCCATATTGAAACGTTATAAAAGATGGGATAAACCATTTTTTATCATTATCAAGTACAACTATTTTCTCTTTTTCCTTATTAAATATTTTTAAAGCTTTCTCTGCGGTGATAGGTACTTTTGTTTTTAAATAAATTTGTACCACCTCAAAATCGCAAATCCAGATACCTGCATGATCGCATTCATGATAGAGGAAATCCCAAAAAAGCTTATACTCCTGTGGTAATTGCCTAAAAAAATGTTTTCTGTACTTTTGTGAATCAGTAAAACGTTTAGCCATTGACATACTGTTTTATCTGATTAACACTTATCTTATAAGCTCTAGAGAGTTGTTCTATCGTTAATTCTGTTGTATTTATGAGAATTTCTATTTTTTTTAATACATTCTTAGATGGTCTACATTTTACATTAAGAGCATATTGGATTTTTTCGTTTATCTCGTTATATTGGATTCTTTCATTTTTATCTGTTTCTATAACATTTTGAACAACTCTGAAAGAATGTAATACTGTAGCATGGTTATATCCTTTTACATTATGTTGTTTAGGGTATTTTCCGATTTCTCTATAGCTTAATTTATCTTTTAAGTATTTTCTTGAAAAATGAAAAAACAATTGGCGTTTCCAAACTATTTCATTTACGCGAGTATTCTGTAAAATATAAGAGGTATCAACATTATAATGAGTGGCAATCACATTAAGTATTTCATCAAGTAACTTGTTTGGAGTTCTATGTTGCATCTTATTATCTATTTAAATTTTATTCTTACTTCTTTTCCTAATGTGCTACAAAAACAGCCTTCAATTATTTTTCCTTTTTTATCAATAGCATGAAAACCTGTAGAATGAGAATCTTCTTCTTTACAACAAAACCATTTATGACCTATATTTATAATATTACGATATCCTAATATTTCTAATTTCTTCTTTCCTATAATGAAATCAGAATTACTTGGACTAGACTGAGTAATATATACGGTAAGAACTGTGATTATAGCTATTGAAATTAATAAGCTAATCATCACCTTTTCTTTTAAGTGATTAGAATTATATTTCATGTTTAGCTTTAAAATGGTAAGTCATCATCATCAGAATTCATGTCATGTTGAGGTGATCTTGTCTCTTGATTATCCTTAGAGCTTCCATTTAAAAAGAGAAATTCTTTTACTTTGATTTCTGTACTGTATTTTGTATCACCATTATTATCTTCCCATTGGTTTGTGTGCTTACTTCCTTCGATGTAAAGTCTACTACCTTTTTTAGTGTACTTTTCTAAAGTTTCAGCTCCTTTTCCATAACATACCAATTTATGCCATTCTGTTTTTTTAATTTTTTCTCCTGAGTCTTTACTTTTATATGTTTCCCTTGTTGCTAATGATAGATTTACAACAGCGCGACCATCATCCGTATATGTAATTTTTGGGTCATCTCCCAAATACCCGATTAGAAATACTTTGTTTAACATTTAATATATGTTTACGTTATGATATTTTTAGATTCTTGTTGTTAATAAGGCGTACACCATTAATTTCTCTTCCCTCTTTAATTGCTTTTTTTAAATCTGATTTATTTATATTTTCTGTAGTTGTAGTAGTTTTAAATTCATCAGGTATTAAATTTCTGTCATCAATCTCTATTGATTGGCTTTTTCTAAAACCAAAATTCACCAAACCAACTTTGAAAATTCCAAAAATACTTATAGCTGTGAGCAAAGTATCTTTAAGGCTATTGATAATATTTTGATTACGTTTTTTCATGGCTTGTAAACGTTTAATCTCTTTGTCTATTAATATGTTTTCAGCTTCTCTTTTCAAGATTACTTCGCGATACGCAATACTTTTATGTTCTAAATCATTCTTGGTAATTGTTAATCTTTTTTCAGCTTCTGTAGTCAATTCGCCCTCCATTTGTTCTATCTCGTATAGAATCGAAAGTTGTTCTTGATTGATTGCGAAGAGTGACTTCTTTTTTGGCTTCATTGATTTGACAATTTTTCAATTCTATTTTCTAATTGTTTTTTATGTTCTGGCTTCATTTTCTTTTTTGATGTACTAAAAGCTTTAAGAAATTTTTGAATTGTTATAGCATCAGATTTCATACATTTTTTAAATTGAGTTTCATTTAACCAAATGATATTACTGCCTGTTTTTTCTTTTGAAATAGCTTTTGATGATGTAATTCCATCAATATCGTCGTCTGTTACAATTCCAAGTATCGAGCTTAAAGCATATCTCCTTAAAAACGTTATGATACTTCCCATTCCTTGTACAGGAGACATTTGTTTTTGCTTATTGCTTATCATATCAGCATCAATTGTAGATGATATGTATTGCCCCGAAGTTCCGTGAATTAGAATAGTTTTTACCCCTACATTTTTTGAGTCATTAAAGACCTGCTGCGTATATGATAATCCCGCTTCTTTAAGATGTGGTTTTATTGTCTCTGTTATCGATGCTAAGTCTGCATATTTATATCCATAGCCTTGTGAATTTTTCTCAACTGTAGGACACTTACTTTGAAATATCGTAAGAGCTTTTCCTAGTTCTCCTAATTCTAATCTACTTGCAACGGTTAGCATTTTATCTGTTACGCTTTCTTCCATTATTCTTGTAATTTTATTTCTATTGCTTTTTGTCTGTAATAATCGTTTACAAACTCTACGGATTGCTGTAACGATTCTTTGTCAACAATCCAAAACTCACGCCTTTTTATGTCTATAAAGATTGATTTATTAATGCTGTTCTTATCTGTTGCTTGCTTTTCTAGTTTTCTGAAATCAAGCAATACAAGTAAGCTACTTATATGTTCACTTGTGTGATGAACAATTCTAAATCTATCTTGTTTCATTCTTAATTTTCTTTACTTTTAAATAATCATTCAAATGTTCCTGAGTGATTGTATAGTTTTTTCCTTTTTTACTAGCTCCTAATATTCCATCTAGAATATGTTGTCGTACTGTGTAGTAATCTCGATTTACAATAGTGGCTACTTCTCTAAGTGTATAAGTCTTTTCATTATTAATTTTGTAAATAGATGATTGAAGTTTATCAACTTTCTTGTTTAAATCATCAAAAGATTTTTCAACTACCTTCTCTACTATGACTGAAATGGGCAAATCATGAATTGGCTTTGTTTTATTGTTCATTGAATTATTATTTAGTTTAAAAACAATTTTATTTGCTTGTGTTTTTACTTGTGTTTATATTAAAAAATGATATTAATTAATACTTTTTACTATATTTACGCAAGGTTTTTCTTTAAAATACTTTACAATAATACAAAAACGCAAGTAATATGCAAGTAAAAACACAAGTAAAAACACAAGTAATTTGTCTTTTTTTTATTCTAAATAAATTTATTGGCTTTTACTTCATTGATAATATTTTAAAAAAAAACTATAATTAACTGTAATTAAATAAGTTACTATAACAAAAGGAGTGAAAGCAGTTTTTTTAACTTTTTATTACTTCATAAAAACACACAAGTACAATACTTGTGTTTTAAAAATTTTAAATAAGAATGATTACTGTAGCAGAAAGATTTAGGGAATTGCTTAAAGAAAAGAATGTTTCAATGTATGCCTGTTCTAATGATACAGGAATAGATCAAGGTGTATTAAGTCGTTACAAAAACGGTAAGTCAAAGCCTAGTCCAGCAAATAGGAAAAAACTTGCTAAATATTTTGGAGTTACTATAAATGATCTAATGTGTGATGAAGATAATAGATATGATAATAACGATAATCAAGATCTTACCACTATCCTAAAAAAAAGTATTATAGCTTACTTAATTGATAGTGATGATTTGGATAAACCATATCTAACTTATAATAATTTGAAAAAAAAATATTCTAAGAAAGATTTGATTAGGGAGGTGAATAATGATAGTGAAATTGGATTAGCACTAATGACCAATCTTGTGATAGTGTCTATGAAGTTATTTGATGAAGGCAGTGAAAAGTTATTAAACTTTGATTTAATATAATTTAGCATAAAAAAAGGCATTAGCATAAAAATACACTAACGCCTTTTATTTTTACATCATATTATTTTTTTCTAGTAGTAAATCTAGCTTTTTGTTGATCTCTTCTAAAAGTATTCTTGTTTCTTGCTCAAAAGTTAATTGCCTTTCAGAATCAGTTCCTAATCCTAAAGCGTTCATTTGAGCAACTTTTGCTTTACCTGATAAAATTACTTCGCCTTTTCCATATTTAGCATATTTCATACTTACTTGTGGAAATTTTTTTATAAGCCTTTCTATAAATTTAGCCCCCATTTTGACCTTTCTGCCATTTACTACTTTACCAATATTAGTTACCGATCCTTGATTTTTATAGCCTAAAGCTTTGTATAAACCATAAGTATTGATGTTTAATTCTCTCATGATTACTTTAAGCCTATCACGATCTTTTATTAAAATTTCTTCTTTATTTTCTATTTCTTTGTTCATTTTATGTAGTCTTTCTTAGTTTTTCAAAATCAATTGGTTCTATTTTTATGTTCCAATTTTTCGCTATAACTTTTGAAGCTCGGTTTCCAAATTGCTTTACATAATGTAGCATTTGTTCTTCGGTTGCCCATCCACCTACTTGCATGATTATTTGATTATCTACCCCTTGTAAATATAAATTAGTGGCGAAACTTCTTCTAGCTGTGTGAGAAACAACAAGCTTCCATTTTTCGTATATTCCAAAAATCTTTCTTCTGGTTTTTGTTTCATCCCATAAAACAATATTTTGAATAATTCCTCCGTCAACTTTTTCATCTATCCTAGCAAGTTTAGCTACTTGTTTTATCTTCTGATTAAATACATTTTCTGATATTTTTGGGGGTAATCCTCGCCACTTATAAAGTATCTCTCTTACTTGTGGATGTATAGGGATAACTACTTTAGTTTTTGTTTTCTTAGTTTTGATTAATATTTGACCTGTTTTCAAATTATCCTCATTCAATCCTATTAAATAATCAGAAACTCTTAGACCAGTCCTAAGACCAATAATGTAATTATCTCTTGCAATATCTAAATACTCATCTTTTTCAATACTTAAATCAAGTTGATACAAATCGTTTATTTCCCTTTCATCTAAATATATTAAATCAATATCTTTGTGGTCTACAACATTATTATTTACTTCGTTCCACTCTTTATTCATTTCAATACCTGAGTTAATAGCTTTTTTTTGTAAGTAAGAGCATTTGACTAAAATTGTATTGATTGTTGCAGCAGACATTTTATCCTGTTCTAATAAAAACTTTTTGTATTCAATTTTAAGATCCTTATTATAATCTGAAAACTTGTACTTTTTTCCTGTATATTTTTCAAATCTTCTTATTTTGTCTATAGCGGATGAATATGCTTGATTATCATCGTCATTAAAAACTTTTTCATTTTTTTTCCTATACATATTTGTGGCATTTTTTATCCAATTTACAGCCCAATCATAAAAATAAATATCTTTATTTTCTTTCTTTTTTTCAATCTCTTGTTTAGATCTATTAAAAACATTTAAGACAATACTACGTAGCCAAGTACTATTTATTGGGACACCTGAAATAAAATCAATTTGGTACGCTTCATAAATTGTCAATTCTATTTTAAGTAATTTTTTACTAATACTTACATAATTTTTAAAAGAAGGTACTTTTTTTAATTGTTTTTTTTCAAAATTCCAATGTTCATGTTTGACATAAATTTCTGTTCCTACTGAATAATCAATTGTTTTACTTTTGTAAAACCTAACAAGAATTTGTTTATACTTTCCTTTTGAATTAGAATCTACTTTAAATGTTATATTCATATTTTTTAATATTAGAAACAACAGTAACAAATCAAAAAGAGAAAATAATTATGTTTAACATTAAAACACAATTATTTTCCTTTTTCTTTAATGATATTATTAAGGGGAATTACTCCGAAATACTCTCGACAAAGATATAACTTAAACTAATATGTAGTATATATTTATATACCAAAAAATACCAAAAAATATACTATAAGTATATTTTTTGGTATTTTTTGGTATATTACATGTATATAAAGTGTAGTATTTGAATTTTAATAAAAAATTCACTTTGTAAACCCATTTTATCTATTTTTTTTATACTATATACGCTACTACTATTACTACTACTGTGGGTAGTATTAAGAAAACAATGATTGTATATACGTTATATATAATAGACATCGTATTGGGGTACGATTGGGGTGTCTATGAATTAGAACGCAAAACTACATTTTTATCATTACTTCTCTAATTGGTTTGTCCACATATTTTTTATGGTATAGACGTAAAAATAGTTACTTTTTATTTAACATTCCTTTAAGTTAATGTGTTATTATTTGGTTTTGTTACCTTTTTTTTGTTTTTTCTAAGAATTGCCCTCCGATTTCTGACTTAGAGTCTTTACAATCTTGATTCTCATGATACCTAGTACAGATCCATGTATATATTGATATAGTAGGGATCGTCGTTTAATAGTTTACACATAAAATCTTCTGTATCGATATGTAATACTTGTAGTATCTCATATAATATTTCTTGTGGTGGTTCATCAATTTGATCTAGGTAGCATTGTTATCTTATTTACTCCTTTATTGAGGGTTTAATTTCCTGAGGCTTGCCTAGACATCAAAACATTTTTTTTGTAATCATATCTCGTGAGCTTCCTCCTAGGTTATTGATTTTTATAATAAATAGGGATACGAGAATAATTAGGGACTTATACGATGGGGTATTTATGGGTACGGTACAGGTACTATTCTGGTGTTCCCTAAACATAGTGGTATTGGGGTAACAAAGGGGCATTGTTTTTATATCATACAGGAGCAATTATATGCTATCTGGTACTGGGTAATAATAAGGCTAATGAGAAGCAAATGGTTAATTGTTAATACTGTTTTCATATATTTGTTTCTTGTTGTTATTATATGTTATAAGTATAGTCTGTTTTTGGACTTTTATAAAATAGTTAAGGTTTTTTTTACCTTTAAATATAAAATAAACAGCTTTTTTACTCAAAGTTAATCTGTATATGAGCCTAGATATTAAAAAAGAAAGAGAGAAAAGGGGTATGACCCAAGAGCAGTTTGCTGAACTTTTAGGTGTTAATAAAAAAACAATTGTAAATTATGAGTCTGGAGGTAATATCCCAGAAACTAAATTAAAAATGTTTACAAGAGTATTATATGAAAATTGCCCTAATACATCGCTTATAGAAGATAGCTATAGTATATTTTATGATATTAAGGGAAGAAAGATATCTGATAAAGAGGTCTGCGAGTATGTAGTACGAAATCTGGATAGACTAAAAGAAAGTGATGTGGGCTTAAGAAAATCGATAGATATAGAGGCTTTAAAAATATTGGTAAAGGCTAAAAAACCAGACGGAACTATCGATGTTGATAAAGTAGGAAATTAA